AATGTTATATAAAATTATTATTTATTTTGTATTTCTAAAACTTGATATTTTTATAACTTTACCTAATATTTTAAAATAATCTTCCATTTCTCCTGTTATATAAACATCATCATATTCAGGATTATCACTTTTTAAAATAGTTAGTCTATTTTTATCATCTTTTACAACTCTTTTTATAAAGGTTTCATCATTAAATAACACTACATATATTTTATTCTTTTCATAATCTGTTTTTTGGGGATCTACAAGTGCAAACTCTCCATCTTTTAAAGTTGGCTCCATACTATTTCCTTCAACTTCAAAATAATAACTATCCTCAGAAAAAGAATGGTCATATAATGTTGGAATTTCAAAAATAGGATAATCAAAATTTATCTTTCCATTACCTGCTGAGGCTTTTCCATAAACAGGCAACACTATAACATTAGAAATTTTTTTACTGTTTCCTTTAATATTTTTTAAACTATCAGGCATGACTTCATCAAGGTATGCTTTTTCAAATTCTTTTTTATATAATGGATATGCATTTATAAATTTTTCTAATAAATTTTTATTTATTGGAACTGTTCCCTTTTCAAGTCTATCAATATAAGTAAATACTATATCAGTTTTTTCTGCTAACTTTCTTAAACTATCTCCATTTTTCATTCTAATTTCTCTTAAAATTTCCCCAAAAGCCATAGTAAACTCCTTTCATTTTCAATATTTTATAATATTTTTTAAAAAAAGTAAAATTTTTTCTTGACAAAGTAATTAAATATGATTACAATATAACTATAAAATATTTTGACAGAAAAAGTCAAAAAAAATTTTTTAAATAATAAGTAACTATATATGATTACATAATAGCAAGGGGGATAAAATGAAAAACTTCACATTAGAATTTGTAGATCATCAATGGATAATGTACACAGAAGCAGAAAATAAATATGGTAGTGAGATAGATAACTATTTCAAACTTCCAGACATAGCAAAATTAGAAGATGAGTACACTTCAATAAATGCTTATTGGGACAGTGATGAACAAGCTGGATATATTGATATAGAAATAACAGCAGTTCATTCTGATAACACTTATCCTTTTAAAACTAAATATTATGATTTTTCTAAGTTCTTGAAAGATTTAAAAGACTTAGAAAATGAAATAGAAATAGATAAGTTGAATGTGAATGATTGGGAATATGAAAAAGAAGACCCATATGGAAGTAGAGGACTAAGCATAAGAGATTTTATATAAGGGAGTGTAAAAGCTCCCTCTAAGGAGGAGAAAATGAACATAGAAAAATTAAAAGAAGAAATAAAAAATAAAATAGATGAAGAAGAAAAAGGAGACTATCACAAAGACATAACAAGAATTGGAATGAATGGTGGATTAAGATTAGCATTGCAAATAATAGAAAGAATGGAAAGAAAAGGAGAATAAAAAATGAGAAAAATAGAAAATATAAAAGATAAATTTAATGTTTTTAGACACAAGGTAAGTAGGCCATCAATATATAGAGAAATATATGGCATTAATCAACTTAGTGCATTCGATAGAGATGGAAGTTTTGATAGCTGGGACTTCACAGGAACAATAGATGAAGTTAATGAGTATGAAAAACAATGGTGTAGTCGAGGGAGTAATGGCTTTGGATTTATAAGGCTTGAAGTTATAAAAGGCTTTCAAGGGCAAACTAATTATTATGGGGAATAGGGAGAAAAAAATGATAAAACACAAAGTTTTTATAAAGTATTGGAGATTAGAAGAGTTGCAAGGTTTAAGCCTTGTGGCTGCTGTTGAAAGAATGTTAGAAATGGAGGGGGAAAATGAAATTTAAAAAGGCAAGTTTTTGGCAAATAGTTAAGTTTAAAGTTAAGTGGATAGTTAAAATTATTTGGAAATGTGTTAATTATCCATTTGATTTATTGTTTGATTTGATATAGGGAGGGAAAGATGATTTTAAATTTTAGAACATTAAAAGCAAGTGAAATAGACGTAAAACCACAAACAGTAAAGGAAAACGGATTTAGTTTATTGCTATACAAAAATGCTAGGGTTGATATGGATGTCCTAGATGAAACAGTAGGACCTATGAACTGGCAAAGAAAACATAGTAGGGAAAATGCAAATTGCATTGTATCTATTTATGATGAAGATAAAAAAATATGGGTAGAAAAAGAAGATACAGGAACTGAAAGTTTTACAGAAAAAGAAAAGGGACTTGCATCAGATAGTTTCAAAAGAGCTTGTTTTAACTGGGGAATAGGTAGAGAACTTTATACATCGCCATTTATTTGGATAAGTGATAGTAAATATATTAAAAAAAATAAAGAGGGAAAATTAGCATTAACAGATAAATTTTCAGTTAAAGAAATAACTGTTGTAGATAAAGTTATTACTGAACTTGAAATAATAGATAGTAAAGGAACTGTTGTATTTTCTACTAAATCTAAAAAAACAACTAAGAGAGAACAAGACAAAGCACAGGAATATTTGAACAGTAGAGCTGGAATGATAGAAAAATTAACTGAATATGTTACAGGAGAAAACCTTGAAAAAACTTTAAAACATTTTGAAGTAGAAGCATTTTGGCAGATGACAGATGAACAATTAAAAGAAGCTTGTCAAAAAATATTTAAGAAATAGGAGGGAATAAATGAAATTTTATGATGTAGCAAAAGACTATATAGAAAGAATGGAATATTTGGAACAAGGTATCAATGCAGAAACTGGCGAAATGTCAGATGATGGCACTCAATTAGCAATATGGACTGCTGAACTAACACAAGATTTAAAAGATAAATCAGCAAATGTAATAGCAGTTGTCAGAAATCAAGAGCTTACTATTGAGGCTCTTGATAATGAAATAGAAAGATTAAAAGCTATGAAAGATAGTATTAAAAAGAAGCTAGATAAATTTAAAACATATATCAAAAGCTCAATGTTAGTAAATAATATTGAAAAGATAGAAACTCCATTAGGAAATATTAAATTTACTAAGTCTACTACTACTGAAATTTATGATGAAAGTTTAATTGATAGTAGATTTATAGAAGTTGTAACAACTGAAAAAATATCTAAGGAAAAGATTAAGGCTGCTCTAAAAGCTGGGGAAGAAGTTCAAGGAGCAAGACTTGTTGAAAATAAAAATTTAAAAATAGGATAGGAGGAGAAAATGAGAAAAATAATAGAACTCGACGTAATACTACCATACTATGAAGCAAAATATAAAGTTGGAGAAAAAATAACTGTATATAGTATGAATTCAGATAGTAGTTGTTATGTTAAAGAAATTGTAAAAGAAATTAAAAAAACAGACATAAACTGTGGTGGAAATGATTATCTAATTACAACTGAAACAGGCAAAGAAATTTGGATATTTGAGGGACAACCTGGATTACAAGTAATTTGGGAAAATAAAAATAATTAGGAGTAAATAAAATGGAGAAATTAGGATACACAAGACAAACACAAAAATTAATATATTGGCTTTTAGATGACTTTGCTAATTTTTGGCAAGGGAATGAGGCAGGAGCAAGACCAAGCTTTATAGAATTAGCTTACACAAAAGAAGTTATGAAAGCTAAATTTGTAAAAATCTACAATGGTTTTGATACTGTTAAAAATGCTCAGGCGTTCCTAATTTCTTCTATCTACAATAAGGATAATCTAACAGTAGATGAACTTACAGAAAATGTTATAAAGGCATTACAGAGCCTAGCAATTCAAAATGGTGGATTTAGTTTATCACTTGGAAGCCTAACACAAAAACAAGCTAATGATTTTGTTAAGTGGTTGTTTGAAATGGCTATCTATTGGGAGATACCACTTAGACAAGAGATAAGAGATTTATTTGCTGAGGACTATCAAGATACTTTTATATGGGTAACACTTAAAAAGAAGATTTGTTGTATCTGTGGGAAGCCAGGAGAGTTACAACATTTTGATAGAGTTGGAACAAGTGGATATAAATCAGATACAGGGCTTAATTATCGTGTTATGTGCTTATGTAGAGAGCACCACAATGAAGCTGATAACTGTATTTCAAGAACTGATTTTATGAGGAAATATCACTTGGCTGGGATATATTTAAGTCCTGAACAAGTGAAAGAATTGAAGAAAGTGTATAAAGGACACTTTCAAGCATTTAAGGAGGAGTGAATGATTTATAAAATATGGGTATTTATTTTAATTCTTTCGGTATTATTTATACCAATTATAGATATTATTAACGATGGAGTTAGTTATGTAGATTTTACTATTTTTAATTATGTTTTAAAAGTAATTGGGGGAGTATTAAAAATATTTTTATTAACAAGTTTAATTGTAATAACAGTAGGTATAGTATTTTCAATAATATTTCTAAGTTAAATTAGAAAATACAGAGGTTAATATGAATAAAGATATGGATGTATTTTATAAAAAAGCATTAAAGAAAATATTGAACTTTAAGGCTAGTGAATTGAGTACAGTGGAATTTGAACAGTAAAAAGAAATGCAGAAAAATTAGAAGTTTATAGATTTGTGAGGAGGAAGTAATGGAAAAAGAAAATGTATTAGAGATAGAATTTAAAGAAGTTTGGGATAATAAATTGGCTTGGAAAATTACAAAAAACAATTTAGATTTTAAAAATACTGGGGGAGAGATTATATCAAATAGTGTAAAGATATCTTGTGCTGATAGGGAGTCTTTATACTTGTTTGACAATTGGTTAGTTGAGTGGGAGCTATTAGATGATTGGGAATTAATTAATTCTACTCAAAAAACAGAGATAGAAAATTTTGTTAAATATATAAACTCTACCTATGGAACACCTAAGAGATGGAGAGCAGAAAAAGGCAAATCATATTTTTCAATTGATGATGGAGAAATTTTAAATTGTTATGATTATTATGATAAAAAAGATAATGAAATATTTGAACTTGGAAATTATTTCAAAACAGAAGAAGAAGCACAAAAAGTTATAGATAGCAAAGAGTGGCAAGAGTTTTGGGAAAGAGTTAGAGCAGGAGAGATTGGAGGAGATGAATAATGACACAAGAAATAATCAAAATAGTAGGGATAGAAGTGAAGATGCCATATCATGATGAAGCATATATAGTTGGTGAGAAACCTGATGGGCATATATCTGGAATAGTAAGAAATGCAGGTATTGTTGAAGAGATAAGATTGGCAGAGGATGATGATTCAATTCAAGAAAGAGATATCATTTATATAAAAATGGAAAAAAACGGAATAATATTAGAATTATCCACAAGTCAACCAGGATTGAGAATAATTTGGAGTGATGAAAATGTGGAAATGTAAAAGATGTAGTGGCAATAGATTTTATCAAACTTTTAAAGGTACATTCTTTATTCAAAAAGCTGATAAAGATCAGGATATTATAGAAGCCAATGATTCTATTGATACATATAGTAAATTTTATTGTGAAAACTGTAAGAAGTCAGGTTGGACATTAGATGAAGTTGCCAAATGGGAGGAAGAAGATGAGAGAGATTAAATTTAGAATATGGGACATAAACGCAAGAAAGTGGCTGAAAAGTTTTAATACTAATTTATTAGATATTCATGAATTTAATCTTGCAAAAATAATGCAATATACAGGATTAAAAGACAAAAATAATAAAGAAATTTATGAGGGAGATATATTTCATATAGGCAGTAAAAAAATTCTGTATGTTGTAGAATGGATAGATTGCGGATTAAAAGGAAGACAAATAAAAAATAAAAGTTGGATAGGATTAGATTATTGGAAAGATGATATAGAAGTAATAGGGAATATTTATGAAAACTCAGAATTGTTAGGAGAAAACAAATGAATACACCTGAAATGGAAAAATTAATTTATACCTATTTTGAAAGTGGCAGTTTAGCAATCATTCCAAAAGTAACTAAAAATAACGGATGGCTAGACACAGAAATAATGATTTGGAAAAATATAGTAAATCATGAATGCGACATGTTAATTGTTAGTAAAAATTGCTATTTAACAGAAGTTGAAATAAAAATATCTTTATCTGATTTAAAAGCTGATTTCAAAAAAGAACATCAGCATAAAGATGAAAATATTAAAAATTTCTATTATGCTTTTCCAGAAGAAATGAAAGAGAAAGCTATTAAACTTATACCAGAAGAAGTAGGAATATTAATAGCAGTCAAAAAATACTTTCATAATGGAGAAGAATATAGAGAAATTAAATGTTATAGAAAACCAAAAATAAATAAAGAGGCTAAACCTATAAATGATATTGTCTTATCAAGAATTTATAGACTTGGTTATTTAAGATATTGGAATTATAGAACATCAGGAGGAAATAAGTGAAGGAGGAAATAAGTGACTAAAAAAATTCTTGATGTATGCTGTGGTTCAAAAATGTTTTGGTTTGATAAAGACAGAACTGACACAGTATATATGGATAATAGAGAACTTGAAGATGTGCTATGTGATGGGAGAAAGCTAGAAATAAAGCCAGACATAGTTGCAGATTTTGGAAATATACCTTTTCCAGATAATAGTTTCAAGCTAGTAGTTTTTGACCCTCCACATTTATACAGAGTTGGAGAGAAAAGTTGGTTGGCTAAAAAGTATGGCCAACTAGGTAGCAACTGGAAAGAGGATATAAAGCAAGGTTTTAAAGAATGTTTTAGAGTGTTGGAAGTTAATGGAATATTAGTTTTTAAATGGAATGAGGAACAGATTAAACTTAGTGAAATATTAAAACTAACTGATGTTAAGCCTTTGTTTGGTAATAAGAGAGCTAAAACACATTGGTTGATATTTATGAAAGAGGAGCAGATAAATGATTAAGAAATATGTTAAAAAACCTGTACAAATAGAAGCAATACAATTAACAAAAGATAATATAATTGAAGTTTTTAGTTTTTTAGATGAAACAAATTATAAAGAAACTAAAAGTGCAGAAGAACTGGAAGATTTTAGTCAAATGATGTTAAAACAAGGCTATATTGAAATAGAAACACTTGAAGGAATGATGATAGCTAATTTTGGAGATTACATAATAAAAGGCATTAAAGGTGAATTTTATCCTTGCAAACCTAATATATTTCAAGCAACTTATGAGGAAGTGAGATAATGAATGATTTAACAACTAAAGAACTTAGAAAGTTGTACCATCAAGTCTTAAAAGGTTTGTATAGAGCCAAGACTATTAGAGAAAATACAGA